CTTGAATGGCTCAAACCAGTCAAGTTTGACGAGTTCAAACGGAACCTGTTCAAGCGGCAATACCAGTATACTCAAAAATCTGATGATGAAATCATGACCGAAATGATGAAAGTTGTGGCGGCGTACGAAGGCAGGTGAGGCAATTGGAGATATTCAAGCTATTTGGTTCCATTTTTGTGGATACCGCCGAAGCTGAAAAATCAATATCAAAGACTGAAGAAAAGGCCGAGAGCTTCACGTCCAAACTCGGTAACGGCATCAAAACTGCTGCGAAGTGGGGTGCGGCAATCGTTGGCGGGGCGTCGGCGGCCGTAGGCGGCCTCCTGGCACTTACAAACCAGACCGCAGAATATGCTGATGAAATCGACAAACTTTCAGAGCGCACCGGCATAAATCGTGAAGAACTCCAACGATGGAAATATGCCGCTTCACAATCCGGAGCTGATATCGGTAAACTTGAAGTCGGAATAAAAACGCTTTCAAATGTAATGGACGATGCAATGAATGGCTCAGAAAAAGCAGCAAAAGCATTTGAATCTCTCGGTATCAGCGTGGATGATCTTAAAAGCAAATCCCAGGAAGAGATATTCGAACAGGTAATGGCCTCACTGTCTGATATGGAGCAAGGAGCCCAAAGAAATGCAATTGGTGCTGATCTTCTTGGACGGTCCTATACAGAATTGCTCCCCTTGCTTAATGCCGGCAGTGCAGGAATTCAGGAACTTAAAAACAGAGCTGATGAACTTGGTCTTGTTATGTCCGAGGATGCTGTTAAAGCTAATGTGCAGTTCGGTGATACCCTGCAGGACATACAAGAATCATTTAAAGGCATTGTACGAGGATTAACCAATTCTTTTCTGCCTTTATTGCAACAATTTGCAGATTTTATAATTGCGAACATGCCGACGATACAAGGCATACTCGGTAGTGTGTTTGATGTGCTGGGAAGTTCGGTTTCAGCTGTATTGCCTTTCCTGATGGATCTAATACAGAACACTCTGCCACCACTGGTTGACTTATTCACAAGAATTGCAACAGAGATATTACCACCGGTGATTACTTTATTTACTGAGATATTACAAACAGTATTACCTCCCTTGATTGAATTGTTTACAGGTGTTATAACAACTATATTGCCGCCATTGATTGACCTACTGACTATTGTTATTGATGAGATACTTCCGCCATTCATAGAACTATTTAATAACGTAATCAGCGCAGTTTTACCTCCATTGATGGAATTAATCAGCCAGATAGTAGATACTTTATTACCTCCTTTAATCGATTTATTCAGCAAAATAATCGATGCTATAATGCCGATTCTTATTGAACTGTTTGATACCTTCACACAGACTGTATTGCCGCCATTAATGGAACTCATTAATGAAATTGTTGCTGTTATACTGCCTCCTTTACTTGACTTATTTAATGATCTGGCCGAAGTTGTTCTGCCACTTGTGATGACAGCATTTCAGGCAATGCAACCTATAATCGAACCGGCTATGAAAGCCATCGCTGCAATAATAAAGACAGTCCTTGCTCTTATCAAGGGCGACTGGGAAGGCACTTGGAACGGAATCAAGGATTTTTTCAGTTCGTTCCTGGACTACATCACCAAGCTTGCTGAGGGCTGGAAAAAGATATTTGTTGGTATATTTGAAGCAATCGGACGGCTGGTTAGCAATGTTTGGGACAACATTGTTACCGGCATTAAAAATGCCATAAACTTCATCATTAATGGTATTAACTTTTTCATTGAAGGGCTAAACAAGATTAAAATACCCGATTGGGTTCCTGGTGTTGGAGGTAAAGGTATCAACATCAAGCCCATACCCTTGCTTGCTGAGGGTGGAGAAATTGTTCAGCATGGTTATGCTATTGTTGGTGAGGCCGGGCCTGAAATGCTGGAATTACCGCAAGGCGCAAAAGTGAAGCCGCTATCAGGTGAAGGCATAGACTATGAACGCCTTGAAGCAATTGCGTACACGTCACTCTTTGACGCTTTTGTTGATGCTATGAAATCGCTTGGCAAGGGAGAAATCAGGATAGACATGGATGGAAGAACGCTTGCAAGAGAAATGATACCCAGGATTATCGCCGAGAACCAGCGTTTGGGGGTGGCGACGGTATGAATAACAAGATATGGTTAGGGCTGCCCGGCAATGAGCAGCTTTTGCCGGCAACGGGCAGGCTGCCGCTGTATGAAGAACCCGTCGAGTATGCACGAGAAAACCGCACAGCAAGCAAGCGGCTGGTCCGGGAAGTGGAAGCTGTAAAAATGACTTTTAAAATTAGCTATGAGATTGTAACGAATGAAACTTTGCAATTACTAAAACAGCTATATTTACAAGGATTGCAACAAAACTTGAACCTCAAAATCGAGCAGGAAGATGGCGCAATCGACGAATACGAGGTTGTGTTCAGGCCGTTTTCCCGCTCACGGTACTTGCTTGGCGGAAAATGGTACTGGCAAAACATCACAATCGAATTAGAGGAGGTATAGCCATGGCAAGAGTATCACTCGCAAGACAACAAATGTCCGACACAGGCCTTATAGCGGCATACTCTCCCGCTGCAGAGGAAGGCCACAAGGTAGAAAACAATGGGAGAGTATTCCTCCACGTTTGTAATGACAGCGAGGAGACGGTGACGGTTACCATCCTCTCCGGTTATGTCCGAGCTGGACTGAAACTGGAAGATAGAGAGGTACCCATTGAAGCCGGAAAGCAGAAATTTATCGGCCCGTTTGCAACCGACATATACAATCAGACTGACGGCGGGGCAGGGCAGATATATGTAGACTACTCAGCGACCGAGGGCGTAACCGTAGCAGCATTGTTGTTTCCGTAACAAATGGGGTGATATAGGTGTATCCAGTAACGCAAGATTTTCTTGACAAGATGAAGGCCGACAGGCGGCAGGTATTCGCACGAGTGGAAATAGACTACACAGACCCTTTTATTGATCAGTCCTTGGAGGTTGAGACCAACGAGCAGGCTAATGTATCATACCCGCAACAAACCGCGGACAGCGTGGACCAGACCACCCGCAAATATGCCTGCCTCGACGGTACCTGGGACTTGACAACAGGGGAATATCACCTTGCGCCATCGGCCAACATGCTGACACAGTATCAAATGGGCTGGTGGGGAGCGCAGTTTGCCGATCAGGACGGGTATTTTGCTTCTCCATATCCCACATTGACCGTAAGGCACTTGCCTAGGCCAATCCGTTCCCTGCGAGTTGTTGGAGATACGGCAAGGGAAGAATATCCGGTTGATTTTAACATCAGGTTATATGGTCCGGACGACACGCTCCTGAAGACCGAAACAGTCACTGGCAACACACAGGTAAGCTGGAGCAAGGCATTAGAGCCGCAGGTCCTTGATGTTGCAAAACAGGTACTGGAAATAACGAAATGGAGCCATGCCGGACGCTGTGCAAAGATAGTTGAGTTTTTTACGTCAATCAGGGAAGTCTACGAAACCGGCGATTTGGTAAGTGTAAAGCTGCTGGAAGAACGGGAAGCAAGTCAGGGCAGTTTGCCTGTTGGCAACATATCAGCGAACGAAGTCACGATTGTCCTGAACAACGGAGACAAGAAGTTTGACATAGACAACGAACAAAGTCCACTCAAAAACCTTTTGAAGCCTAACCGAAGGATACAAGTTTCACTGGGATTTGAAGGGGCGCTTCTGTGGCAAGACATTAAAAACAGGAAATGGGGTGATTTGTAATGCAACAAACCACGAATTATGGTTTTAAGAAACCTGAAATGATAGATACTGTGGCAGATAGTATCCCTGCCTATGCGGATAATTTAGATGATATTGACACGCTAATTAAAGGGCTTGATGATGGCAAGGTGGATAAGATTTCAGGCAAAGGATTGTCAACGAATGATTACACCACAGATGAAAAAAATAAACTTGCCGGGATTGAGGCTGGTGCGGAAGTAAATAATATATCAGATGCGGATGCCAGCGAGCTCACAGGGGGTGCAGAAACCGACCTACACAAGCACGCTGCTGCGGATGTGAATATTACCGATACGGGCGGATACTACGATTCAACAGATGTAGAAGGGGTACTACAAGAGGTAGGTTCAGAATTAGTAACCCACAAAGCTGATACAATGCCTCACAAATTCGAGGACTTGAAAAATACTGTAACGTACAAATTCGGATTCCAACTTTCAGCAGAAGGAAATCCACAGATAATTTTTGAGGAGGTATAATGATGTCAAATATTTTAAATTTACCTACAAAAGAGCAATTTGATACACAAAACGCCTTGCTTGCATCTATAGCAAGTCATATAGGCGCAGAAGGAATAAAAATAACTAACTGGGAAGATGTGCAGAGGGTAGTAAGAATGGGGCTAGCAGACAAGATGTTTGCAGTTGGAGATCAGTTTGTAAGTTCTTATGACACAGGCGAAGTGGTATGGGATGTTATAGGAATTAACCACGATACCCCTACTGATAAAAAATATAAATATAGCCTAACATTACAAGCTCATGACTGCATAATGAACTGCCAATTTGATGCAACTGAGGCATTATATTATGCAGAGACAGAACTTCCCGCAGGAGAACATATTTTCACATTGAACAATATAAAATATAAGTTTACTACAGCTCAAGTTGTTCCGCCAGGAGGACAAGTGTATGTTAGTTCATGGGAGGGCGATACTTATGTTCCCACTAAAATTGCAACATACGGCGCAGATAGAGCTACAACTATTGAAAGCAATATAGTTGTTACAGCAACTGAATCTGGTGATGATACGCTTACACCTGTTAATCATCACTCAAGATGTCGCTATGGTTCCAATAATTACTTAGAATCCGCTATAAGACAGTTTTTAAACAGTAATGATACTACTTTTGCGTGGACGCCTAAAACTAACTTCGACAGGCCTCCCTCAGGTGCGCCTTTCACTGGTGGGGGCTTTCTGAAATTGCTAGATCCTGACTTAGTATCAGTTTTAGGTGCAGTAGATAAGCAAGTTGCAAGAAATACGGTTACAGACGATGGCGGGCAGGATTTGTTCTCTGACAAGATATTCCTGTTGTCTAGAGTTGAAGTATACGGAGGTACAGAAGGTGTCACAACAGGCGAAAAACCGTATTTTTATTATGCCTCATTAGCATCTGCTCCAACTACAGATCCATTGGCAGGGCGCATTAAATATTTAAGTGGAACAGCCCGTCTCTGGTGGCTGCGTTCGCCTGGCGTCGGCGATGCCAGCGGTCCGCGTTCCGTGCACGCGTCTGGCAGCGTCTACGGCGGCAACGCGTACTACGCCTACGGCCTGGCGCCCGCTTGTTGCATAATCTAGGATCTATAATCCGCTATAAATTAGCGTGTAAATTAGAGAAAGGAGTTGGAAGTTTATGTTTAAATTTCTAGATATACGAGAACAATTGCGCGAAGAAAGACGCAAAAATGAAGAATTACGTGCACTCTGCAAAGACTTAGAAGATGCTGCAATAGAGCTTGCTGAAATTGTAGCTGCAAATGAAAAAGCTATACGGGAGGTACAAGACGATGGCTAAAATATATTACAGAAGAATAATAGCAGGCAAAATGACCATTGAAGATGTACCTGAACGGTGGAGAGCAGAAGTACAAGCTATGTTAGACTTCCACGGGGAGATGTAATCATGACCGTATGGAATGATTTGCTTACGTATGAAGAGTATGTACCATTAGGCACATTTTGGAGCTTAGACTGGGACAGCCCGGATGATACCCTTGAAGCAATCGTAACGGCACGGGACAGGATGGAACTGCTCAGGAAGGGGACGTATCAGACCTCACAAGTACAGCAGAACAAGACGCTGTATCAGCTTGCGGAAGATGTTCTCCAGGACGCAGGACTAAGCAGCAGCGAATACATCATTGATACGGACCTGCAAAGTATCGTTGTGCCGTATTCCTGGTTCAATCCCATGTCACACAGAGAAGCCCTCAGGCGCATAGCCGAGGCAGGTTTGGCGGCGGCATTTCAGAACAGGGACGGAAAGATACAGATTGAAAGCTGGCTTATTACGGGCGATGAACCGGTATTGGAAATTACGGAGGATGACTATTTTCCGCCGCTCCGGGCTCCGTCACGACAGGACCAGGTGGCGAATGAGATTATCGTTGACACGCAACCCTTGCGGCCGGCCACAACGCTGGAAGAAGTCTACAGGAGCAATGAGCCGATGACGATACCAGCAAGCACAACAAAGACAATCACGGCTTTTTATAACAAAACGCCGGTGATTGAAGCCACTGCATCCCTCGACAACCCACCCGCAGGCGTTAGTATCACAGAGGCAACCTACTATGGCTGGGGTGCATCGGTAAAAATCCAGAACACCAACGCCACGGACAAGCAGGTAATGCTTGTTATTGAAGGCAAGCCCTTGACCATTCAGAATAAGGAAAGGGCTATTGCCCGGGATGAAGCGTCAATACTGGAGAACGGTGCCCTGACCTTTGAGTTTCCCGCCAACCCGCTTGTGCAGACTTTAGACCAGGCACAGGCGATAGCCGATACGCTGCTGGCAAGTGTAAAGGACCCGAGGCGTGACATTGAAGTTGATTGGCGGGGAAACCCGGCTTTGTTGCTCGGCGACAGGGTGACGGTCAAGGGGAAGGACTATCATGTTATTAGACAAGAGTTAGATTGGCAAGGATATTTGAGCGCTCGATTAACAGGAAGGAGGGCAACATAAATATGGCATGGCAAACACCAAAAACCACGTGGGGCCAAGCTGGGCAGACGGTCCCCGGAGTGGATGATTTCAACCGCATCGAGGGCAATATCGAGACCCTTGGCAGATACGACAGGGCTCCCGGATACGGCATCGCAACCGGGACAAATGAAAAGGCAATCACGCTGAACCCAGCGCCGGGAAGTTACTACGAAGGACTGTGTTTTGCGTTTAAGAACGCTACACAGAACACCGGAGCGGTGACAATCAACGTCAACGGTATGGGGGCAAAAGCAATTAAGAAACCTAACGGAAAAGATTTACCGGCAGGCTTCCTGAAAGCTGGTAGCATATACACGGTCAGGTACAATGGTACAAATTTTATCTTACAGGGTAGTGACAGTTCCGGCAACGCTACTCCTGAGCATGTATTGGCCGGAAAAACTTTTAGCAATGATACTGATACGGAACTTACGGGAACGATGCCCGATCAAGGTGCAAAAATAATTACACCAAGTACGGTCAATCAGGCTATTCCGGCAGGGTATCATAATGGACAAGGATATGTTAAGGGTGATAGTAATTTAGTTGCAGAAAATATAAAACAAGGCATATCAATCTTCGGAGTTAACGGCACATTAGTACCACAGAAATTCTTTATGACCGATCTAAAAGGACATTTTGTAGGCAATGGTTATTATAATTATATAAATGTTGGTTTTGAACCCAAACTTGTAATACTCGGTAGTAATGTTGATCGCACTATCAGAGATGGCAAACATAGACGAATAGCTGTAGCATCTGAATTTGGATTGTCTGGTCTCACTATAGACGAGAGCTCTTTTTACATGGAATTTGAAAATGGTGGTTTCTTTACTGATACAGATTATCCTCGTTTAAGGATTAACGGAACTCAAGTAGGTATAATGGCACCCTCATCTATAGGCGGTATAGTAAAGTCATCACATCCGATTG